CTATTATTCCCAGATAAAATATTCAACTTTGCTAATGACGTAGATGTCATTATAGGAAATCCAGCCAGTTTATGGCAAGGTAATTACTATCAAACAACACCAGATAGTAATCAAAAAGGTATAATTTCTACAATAAGATATAAACTTACAGTTAAAAACACAAACCCTCAAAAATCATTAAAATGGAGAAGAAGAATAGCTGTTTATTTTAAATTTTTAGATAATGCTAATCCATCTGCTAATTTAGATTATTTAATTACAAAAGCAACAAAAACAGAAACAGCGGGATTTGATGGAAATATTGCCAATGGAACAGGTCCAAATCATCCAGTTGATTTAGTAGAATCTAGTCTAGGAAATGAAAGAGTAGTAGTATTATGGACAGAAGGTCAAGCAGACCAATGGGATGATGAATGGAGAGCTAAATCTATTATTGAGATAGAAATTAGAGTTACAGATACTAATACCACAAAAGAACCAAAACTTCTAATACAATATGAAGAATTTGGAAGATCCAATAGGTCTGATCCCCCCATAGGAGACGAAACAGGATACCTAGAAATAGAAGACGCATCAGTTAGATCATCTCAATATCCAGCTCCAGATGAAACAATATCTCCAGCTGCTAATATTAATGATCCAAATGCTATATGGAGTCTAACTTCTTCCTACGCAACTGATACTAACGGAGATAATACATTTACATTAACCTCATCAGCTGCATTTTATGGAGTATATGGAGGTACTTATATGCAAGAAACTGTGGATAATTGGGGATTTGATACTATAACCTCACCAATTGAATTCCAACCTGCTGATGAATTTAGATTTATGGGTCAAGAATTAAATACTTTTATTGTTGAAAATGTAGAAGTGGATCCATTCGGAAACTCAGGTTTTGGTACAATTAAAGTTACTTTTACAAAACCTCTACCAATCCAAAGTTCATACCAATCAGCAGGATCTCAAGCTACATTACAATGGGATTGGTTTAATGTTAGGAGATATACTGATAGTAGTGATTATGTAATATTTCAAGCAGTTAAACCAACTGGTGAAAGTGGTACATCACTTATTAAACCTCAATATGTAGTAGATGAATTAGATAAGGGAGTAAATGAAATAATAGTAGACCTTACTGAAAGAGGTTTGATTTCGTAATATTTATTAATATATTGTATTTATAACAAATAAAAAACATGGGATATTTAAATAATCAAGTTATAACAGTAGATGCCATCTTAACAAAAAAGGGCAGAGAGTTATTAGCTAAAAATGATGGTTCTTTTAGAATTACACAGTTTGCGTTAGCAGATGATGAAATAGATTACACACTTTACAATCCTGACAATCCATCAGGATCAGCATATTATGGACAAGCCATAGATGGAATGCCTTTATTAGAAGCATTTCCAGATGAAAGTCAAATAATGAAGTATAAATTAACTACTCTACCAAGAGGTACAGCAGTTTTACCTGTATTAAATTTAAATGTTACTTCACTTTCAATGCCTCAAGGAGGTACTTACACATTACGACCTGAAACATTAAATTATCTAGGTAATGCCTCAGCGGTTGAAACCTCAGGTTACACAGCCACAATATCAGATGTTAGGTTAATGTCTACATTTAACGGGGTGGGGATTAATAGTACAGCAGCAACAGCACAAAATCAAACTTCAACAACAACATTAGGTACAAATGTATCTTCAACTATAATAGGTACTGAATTTAACTTAAGAGCAACTACAGTTAATACTTTATTTGGTTCTAATTCTCAAATTAACACTACTTTAACAGTAGTGGGATTAGATAGTGGTGCTAGATTAACAATTCCAATTACAATAACACAAGTAGCACAAACAACAACTATATAAATAATAAAAAATGGGATTTAAAACATTAGACGCAGAAGATTTTGTAGTAAGTGCTGACGCAGTACAATCTACAGCGTGGTCAACAGGACAACCAATATTATCACAATTTTTCACTTCTTCAGTACAATTAGCAAGTTCTGCAGGGAGTTTTTATTTAAGTGTATATCAAGAAGATGTAACAGGAGCCTCAGCTTCATCAGCAACAGTTCAATTTGATATTACTTATGGTAATGTTAATGGTTTAGGAAGTGAATATTATAATGGTGCTGTTCCTTCACTTACACCATCAAGAACAGTTTATGGTCAATATAGAACTTTAGTTTTAGAAGATGAAAACACAAACTTCTCATATGGTACAGATAATAATGTATTCACACCAAATGATTTTTGGGCACTATCAGTTGAGAGAGCTAGATATAAAGAAAAACTATTCCCAGGTACTTTTAATTTAACATTATCAGGCTCAGGGGGTTTATTAAATTTAACAGATAATTCAAATGATGTAACCTATCAAACCTTTATAGGATCAAATAGAGTACTTCAAATAGTATCAGGTTCTAATGGTAGTGCTATAGCTGCTAATTCAGGATATGCTCCAGGATCAGGATCATATGGTTTATTTTTACCAGACATAGGAACAATATTATTAAACCCAGCAGCACTTTCAGAATCAATTAATTTAGTACCAGATAGAACAGCAGATTTAACAAATGGTACCAACCAAGTTACATTATATACAGCTATATCAGGAGGTGGGGCATTTGAATTAAACTCTCAAGAAACTATAACATCAGATTATATTTTTGTTAGATCAAGAAATAGTGAATTTAACTACTCAGAAAATCCATCATTTATATCAGGTTCAACAGGTGAAATAATTTATGATGAATTTATTAATAATCCTCAAGTTTATATTACAACTGTGGGAATGTATAATGATGCTAATGAATTAATAGCAGTAGCTAAAATGTCAAAACCATTACTTAAAGATTTTACAAAAGAATCATTAGTAAGAGTTAAATTAGATTTTTAGGATGAATGAGTGTTTACAAGCCTTTTACCACATCGGATGTTGTTGTAACTCCATTTAAAGTAAACAAAAGTTTTTCTTTTCATGGGGCTAGTGAATTTACTTCCTCAAATGTTGGTATAGATAGATTCTTTGGTAAAAACACCCCATATATATCTGGATCAGAACTAACAGGACAGATTGTATCTCAATCTCAAGCCCTAATATATGAATCAGTAAAACAATTATATTATACTAATTATTTATTTGGTAAGGATGGTTCTCCTGCTAATCTACCTCAATTTAATCTTGATGGTACTATAACAGTAGAAGGTGGAAGTGGGTCTTATCAACCCATGTATGATAATTATTTACCTGATACTTTATTAGCAAATAGATTATTCCCGACAGCATCAAATGATAGAATAGGAGTTATTTCAATACCATCAAATTTATTTGGAGAATATATAAAACCAGGAACTTTTTCATATTCATATAGTGATGGTATTTCTCTTTTTGGAACTTTCACTGATGATGAAAATGGAAATTTATTTAAAGATGGAAATAAAGTAGGAGATATAATATACCAACATGGTATTATGGTATTAACTTCTTTTGGCACTTCCATTACTGGAAGTGTTTATGGATCAGCTATATATGGAACTGGGGTATATTCTAGTGCTGGGGCCAATGAATTAGATGTTGTAATGACATCAGCAAATGTAACTTGTTCTTTTCAAAGTACTACTACAATATATGAATCACAATATAAATGTACTTTTAATCCAAACGAATACAATTATACACAAAACCCATCAGCTATATCTAGTAGTTTAAATAGTGGTATAGTATATAATTTTCTAACAGGTTCTTATTTTGAACCTTATATCACCACAGTAGGTTTATATAATAATGCTAATCAATTAGTAGCAGTAGGAAAATTAGCTCAACCTTTACAGAGTTCTAATACCACTGATACAACAGTATTAGTTAACCTAGACTTATAATATTTATAAACATGGCAAAAAATTTATCTAAAGCAGGAATTTCTACAAATCAAACAGTTGAAGCATGGCATGTTACACAATCTATAGATGCTTTTTCTGGAATTGAAGCCTATAATATAATATTATCAGGATCATCAAAAATAACAGGTTCATTAGATATATCAGGTTCTTTATCAATCCAACCTCCTCAAAATAATACAGGTACTAATGTGTTAACAATAGATTCTAATGGACAAATTTTTAAAACTGGATCATATTCTAGTGGTGGTGGTTTAACCCCAACATTACAAGCTGTCACAAATCAAGGATCAATAACAACAACCCCAATTACAGCCTCTATAATATCTTCTTCAAAACTCCAAACCTCAGATTTAGAAATTCATGGTACTAGTTCCTTAAGAAGGGGAAGTGCAACTAATATTTTATATGTTGGAAATAATGTTAATTGGGAAGGTATAGAATATGGTAGAGGTATTTCAACCCCTCAACGTTTTAATTCCAACATAACTGCATCATATAATATATCAGCATCAGGTTATATATCTGCATCATCAATAGAAATACCAGGACCTATTATAAATAACTTAACCTCTTCATATGCTATAACAGCATCTTATGCTTTAAACGGTAGTTCAGGAGGCAGTGCTGCAGGTACTAATGGTATGGTTCAATTAAGTGATGGAGCTGGAGGGTTTAAAACTTCAAACAACAGTCAATTTTATTATGATAATACTGGTGGTTTTGTTGTAGGAGATGGATATGGTACATATTTCATTTCACAATCTATTGTAGGGGGAATGTGTTTAACACTTGGAGATGCAACTAATATAACTCCTGCTGAAAGAAAAATTGTAATTCCTAATGATTTTGGTTCAGAACCAATTGAAATAACAGGATCCTTAGACATAACTGGATCCTTAGACGTATCTGGATCCTTAGACGTATCTGGATCATTATCAATTCAAGGCATAACAGATGTTTCAGCTTCTATAGCATCTGCTGGAGGTGGAGGTACAACAGTAACAGCAAACCCAGGTTCATCTGGAGGTGGTGGTTTAACAACTATAGGTATAGGAGGAACAAATTATAGTATAGCAGAAGGTGGAGGTCCTATTGAAACCCACACATCAAATTTTACTTCTTCAGCAGCATTTAATGGAAAATATAATATAGTAGGTGGAAACTTAGCAATTTCAGTTCAAACTGGAAGTAATGATTTAAACTCAGCTATGGAATGGAATTTCTTCCAAACATCATCAGGAGATACTTTTGAATTTATCCCTGGAACTGGTGTAACTTTAATATCTAAAAATAACCATAAAAAATTAGCATCACAAGGATCAGCAGCAACATTAAAATACATCTCAGATCAAACATTCCATTTAGTTGGAGATTTAACATTATAAAAACTTAAGCATATGTTCGGAATAGGTACCGTATCACAAACAGCCATTGATCCAAACTATGTTTTCACAGTGGATACTTCTATTACTGAAAGTGGTAATACTACTTCTGATACTGAATTTAAATTTTTCACTCAAGATACATCTGGAACTACAACAGGAAGCATATCATGGGAAGAAATAGGAAATCCTAGTAATAATGGTACTTACAATTGGGATGCCTCTATTGATGGAACTAGTCCTACTATTACTTTCCCTTCAATGGGGGTATATAAAATTACTGTACCTAATACTATAAATTGGGGAAGCCCTTACCATCATACTGGTACTGTTTACCTTGAAGTACAAAAAATAATAGAAATAAATAACTGGGGCAACCATATAATGTCAACCTTAGATTATGGTTTTTATAGGGGTAGGAATCTTAAAATAAAAGCTCAAGATGCTCCTATATTTGATTCAAGTTTTTCTCTAAATTCCTGTTTTGCTCGTGGTATTGAGACTGGTTCTTTTGAAGATGTAAGTGGTTCTTTATCTATATGGAATGTTGAAGGTTGTACTGATATGAGAAATCTTTTTAGATATAATATAAACTTTAACATAGATATTTCAACATGGGATACCTCAAAAGTTACAACTTTAGACCAAACCTTTAGATTCTGTAGAGATTTTAATCAAAATATTAACACCCATGAAGTGATTCAAAATGGTAGAACTTATAATGCTTGGGATGTTTCTAATGTTACTAGTATGGATCTTGCATTAGGGGGATATATAAATTCAACATCAACTACAGGTTCTTTTAATCAAGATATTAGCAATTGGAATGTAAGTAAAGTGACTACTTTTAATGGTTTTTTATCAAATCAAACATCATTTAATCAGGATATTGGAAATTGGGTACCTGAGTCTTGTTCTATAATGTCTAATATATTTTATAACTGTCAATCATTTAACCAAAATATAAATAATTGGGATGTTAGTAAATTAACAACATTAAAATCTGCTTTTTATAATGCTAAAACTTTCAACCAACCTTTAAATAATTGGAGTACAAGTCTAGTGAATGATATGTCCGAAACATTTCATAATAGTTCACAATTCAACCAACCTTTAAATGATTGGGATACTGGCCAAGTTACTACAATGTATCGAATGTTTTATGGTTGTCCTTTATTTAACCAAAATATAAATAGTTGGGATACAATTAATTTAAGTTCTACAAATCAACTTTTCTATCAAGGTTATAATACAGGAAGTAATTTTAATAATGGAGCTACTCCTGGGGTATCAACATATATGACTTCATCTGTTTTTACAAAACATGGACGTACATATACAGCTTGGGATACAAGAAATATATCAGATGCTTATTTAATGTTTGCAGGAAGACAAGGTATGAATACCAGTTCTTTTAATGCAGATATTTCAAATTGGGATACTAGTAATATATATAGGTTTAGAAGTATGTTTCAAGCATCACCTTATTTTAACCACCCTATAAGTTCATCTCAAGTTACAGTTGGAAGTAGAACATATAATGCCTGGGATGTAAGTAGTGGAACAGATTTTCAGAATATGTTCAGATCTACCACAAATTTTAATCAACCTATAGGAAATTGGAAACTTAACACGAGTGATAATATTACCTTCCAAGATATGTTTTATGGGGCCTCATCTTTTAACCAAGATATAAGTTCATCTCAAGTCACAGTAGGAAGCGACACATATAACGCGTGGGATACTAAAAAAGTAACCAATTTTAGTTATATGTTTAAACAAACTCCTTTTAATAAATCTATATACAATTGGAATACAACATCAGGTTCTACAATGTATGAGATGTTTAGAGAAGCTAGCTCATTTAATCAACCTATAAATACTACCCAAGTTACAGTAGGAAGTGATACCTACAACGCTTGGGATGTTTCTAATGTTACCAATTTTGGTCTTATGTTTTATTTGGATTCATCATTTAATCAAAACATTTCTAAATGGAATACATCAGCTGCAATATCATTAACCAGAATGTTTGGAACCACCACATATAATCAACCTATAAGTTCATCTCAAGTTACTGTGGGAAGTGATACATATAATGCTTGGGATGTTTCCAATGTTACTAATTTTAGTTATATGTTTAACATATCTAGCTTTAATCAACCTATAGGAAATTGGAAAATTAATACAAACAGTGATGTAACAATGTTAGAAATGTTCCAAAACACTCCGGATTTTAATCAAGATATAAGTTCATCTGTAGTGACAGTAGGAAGTGATACTTACACAGCTTGGGATACTCAAAGAGTCACAAGTATGAAATCAATGTTTTATAACGCTGATTCTTTCAACAAACCTATAGGAAATTGGAATACTTCCAATGTTTCAACTTTAGCCAGTATGTTTTTTTCATCTCTTAACTTTAACCAAGATATATCTTCTTCATTACAAACTGTAGGAAGTAACACTTATATAGCTTGGGATGTAGAAAATGTGACAAACTTTTCTTCAATGTTAGGTAATACTAGTGCTTTTAATAAATCTATAAGAAATTGGAACACAATATCAGGTAGTACTTTTCAATCATTATTCTCAGGAAACACTACTTTTAATCAAAATTTAGCTACTCAAAGTATATCTATAAATGGTAAAAGTTGGGATTCATGGGATGTATCAAACACTACTACAAGTAGTGCCAATTATGGTGCTAATCTATCAACTATGTTTAATGCTATGAATGTATATGACGGTAATGGTTTAGATAGTTGGAATATAGAGAGTGCATCATTTAATAATAATTTTGCTTCAACAACAACATTCTCAACAGCGAACTATGATGCCTTATTAATTTCATGGGCAAATCAAAATCCAATTTGGAGTGGTAGTATTAATTTTGGAAATTCAAAATACACAGGAACTTTTGGAAATGCAGCATCAGCTTCAAGAGCAGTATTAAAAAATACTTATAATTGGGTTATAACTGATGGAGGTCCTATTTAATAATATTTATATCCATGGCTAAAAACTTATCAAAATCAGGAATTACTACAACCGAAACAATTGAAGCATGGCATGTGACTCAATCAATTGATGCATTCACAGGAGCTGATGCTTATAATATTAACTTATCAGGGTCATTAGAAGTAACAGGTTCTATAACAGGAACACCAGGTATTGTAAATGAATTAACATCATCACATACATTATCATCATCTTATGCTACACAAGCATTATCAGCATCCTATGCAACCTCAGCTTCTTATGCTACACAAGCACTCTCAGCATCTTATGCTATATCAGCATCAATAGAAATCCAAAAAGAAGTTTCATCAAGTCATGCTGAAAACGCTGATACTGCATCTTATGTAGAAGCAGGAAATATAAACCAACCTTTTACTAGTATAACAGCCTCAATCATAAGCGCAAGTAGTACAGTTTTTCTCTCATCATCTCTTTTAGACCCAGCAACCCACATCTTAACTGTTGATACATCCTCAGGTCAAGTTTATTATACTCCTTTTGAAGTATCTTCATCAAGCGGAGGAAATACTGTAGGTAATACTGGGGTTCCTATTAATGTGCATGGTTCTGTTGTAGATGTAAAAGCAGCAACAAAATTAGATTTAATAACTGCAATTACTAATTTTAAAAAAGCTGATGGTACTACTATGGCTTTTATTGATAATACTACAGGTAATGCTAAATTTGGTTTAAGCTCTGTTGATATTAAAGCAAATGGAGAAATATCAGCATCAGGAACAATAACAATAGGGGCTACCGCTTCACATAATACTATATATGAAAATGGTTTTGATGGTCTTGGTTTATATTCTAAAGAAAAAGCAGAAATTAAATCCCAAGGGGGATTAAATATGAATATTGATAATGGATTATCATTTGAAACATTTGCTGGTTCTAATCTTTTTGGTATTGAATCTACTTATATTAAATCTTATAAAGAATTCAACATGAATTCTAATAGAATTTTTGGTATATCTTCAATAACATCATCAGGTGATATAAGTTCAAGTGCCACAGTATATGCAAATAAAGCAGTATTTCCTGATAATCTTACTCTAACAGGTAATGGTGGTTTTGGATATATTAAATTTGGAATAAACCAAGATCAATTTATAGCTGGAACTGATGATCAAATTATTATTGATGGTGATAGTACTATTAGATTACAAGCAAGCACAGGAATATCTTTAGCAGTACCAAGCATTGGAAATAATGCTATCCCAGGAGGTACTAATGTAGTTCTTACAGGAAGCATTACTTTAGCTAATGGCTCAGCTTATAGTGGTAGTATTACAACAGAGGGTTACATAACAGCATCAGCATTTGCAGGCCAAAAACTCGAAATTAAAGGTATTGGTGGTGGTGCATCTTCAGGATTTATAGCTGATGAGAGTGGGGCAGGAGATATGAAATTTGGTATAGGAACAAATTCTCCAACAGACACTTTAGATGTAGCTGGTGGTATAAAATCAATTTCATTGACAGTACAATCAGGTTCAATTGCTTATTTAGAACCAACAGAAACATTTATAAATTATATAACATTTTGTCATAATTTTGGAGCCTCAGCTGCCCCAAGTTTTTATCTTCCTTGGTCTGATTCAACAGAAGCAACATCAACATCAACAAAAGCAGCTTTTCAAGTTCCTTATTCAATGTCTTTACATAAAATAGTATTTAGTAATGAAAATGTAACAGGTGGGGGTCAAGATATTATATTTGAATTAGTAAAAGAAGAAAACGGAACAGGCACTATAACTACATTAGCAACTTCTTCAATTACTAGCTTAACAGAACCTGGAGATGATGAGACTGCATTTACTCTTAATGCTAGTGATTTTAATAACCAAGTTTCATTTTCTTACCCTGATAAATGTAGAATGGTTATTTCCTCTTCAGTTAACTTTGTTAGTAGTACTGATGTTTTTGTAACTAGTATTTGGAAACAAACTATTAATATTTAATAAAAAATTCATTTATGAATTGGACTTATAATGGAGAGAAAATAACTGAATTCTCTCAATTCCCAAAAAATACATTTGGTTTTATTTATAAAATCACACACTTACCTTCTGAAAAATCTTATATAGGTAAAAAAGTACTTATACATAATCGTAAAGTAAAAGTAACTAAAAAAGATCTAGCAATGTATGAAGGTGTTAAAGGTAGAAAACCAACTCATAAACGTGTAAGCAAAGAATCAGATTGGAAAACATATTACGGTTCTAATAAATTACTTCTGGAACTAATAAAATCAGAACCAATAGAAAATTTTGAAAGGTGTATATTAAAAATAGTTCCTAACAAAAAACTACTTACTTATTACGAAACACAAACTCAATTTGTATATCAAGTTTTAGAACATCCTGATAAATATTTCAATGACAATATATTAGGAAAGTTTTATACAAAAGATTTGGCTTCCCAATAAAATGATGTTATATTAAACATCATGATAAATGAGCTATTAGTTAATTTAGTAGACACAGTTATAGGAAATGGTAAAAGAACGTCAAGGGGTAACAAAGCTTATCACTGTCCGTTTTGTAATCATCATAAACCTAAATTGGAAGTTAATTTTACTGAAAATAAAAAAGGACATAATCCATGGCATTGTTGGGTATGTGGTAAAAAAGGTAAAACTTTAAAAGCTTTATTTAAACAAATTAAAGCACCATCAAATAGTTTTATAGAATTATCTAAATTAGTTAAAACTAATGATAATATAGAGGAAGTTATTATATCAAATGATGTATCATTGCCTAAAGAATACAAAAAAATATTAAATAATACTGACTTAATAGCTAAAAAAGCATTTAAATATTTAAATAATCGAAATGTATCTGAAGATGATATTATAAAATATAATATAGGATATTGTGATTTTGGTAAGTATAAAAACATGATTATTATACCTTCATATGATAAGAATGGTAAATTAAATTATTTTACATCACGTTCATTTGAAAAAGATGCTTATATTAAATATAGAAATCCTGATTGTTCAAGAGATATAATACCTTTTGAATTGTTTATAAATTGGGATTCACCTTTAATATTATGTGAGGGACCATTTGATGCTATTGCAATAAAAAGAAATGCTATACCTTTATTAGGTAAAAATATACAAACAAACTTATTAAAAAGAATAGTTGAATCTACAGTTAAAAAAATATATGTAGCTTTAGATACAGACGCATTAAAACAATCACTTAAACATTGTGAATATTTTATAAACCAAGGTAAAGAAGTATATCTTGTTGAATTAGAAGGAAAAGATCCAAGTGAAATGGGATTCTCTTATTTTACTAAACTAATTCAAAACACTGATCCATTAGATCAATATAACTTAATGGAGAAGAAATTTTCATTAATATGAAAAAGCGAAACGTCAAAAAGAAATATAACAGGATACTGGAAATATCTGAAGACGCAAAACAAATAACATTACCAGATTCTAGATATTATAGAAGAAATGGTAAGTTTTATCCCTCAATAACCTATGTTTTAAGTTATTACCCAAAAGGTAAATTTTTTCAAGATTGGCTTAAAAAAGTAGGATATTCTGCTGACTATATTGTTAGAAAAGCAGCAGAGGAAGGCACTCAAGTACATGAAATGTGCGAAGATTACCTAAATGGTAAAGAATTAAATTTCTTATCACCATCAGGTAACCCAATGTATGACCCAAATGTATGGCAAATGTTTTTAAAATTTGTTGATTTTTGGGAAGAATACAACCCAACATTACTAGAAGCAGAAGTACATCTATTCTCAGATGAACTTAAAGTAGCAGGTACATGCGATTTAGTATGTGAAATAGATGATGAACTATGGATTATAGATTTTAAAACATCAAACCATTTACAAACGACTTATGATTTGCAGACCGCTGTTTACGCCAAATGTTACGAAGAGTGTTTTGGAAAAAAGATAGATAGACTAGGAGTTCTATGGTTAAAATCATCCAAACGTGGACCTAAAGAAGGTAAAATTCAAGGAAAAGGTTGGGAAATGTATGAATCAAAACGTACACAAGATGAAAACATAGATATATTTCAAACAGTTAAAAAATTATTTGACCTAGAAAACCCAAGACACTCACCAATATTTACTGAATTCAGAACGCAAGTTAAGAAAAAGGACTAATATTTATAGCATATGATAAATTTAGTTAATTTAAAAGAACAGGAAGAAAAACCTAAAGCTATAATTATGGCTGGTGGTGCAGGAGTCGGTAAAACTTTTGTAACTGATAAATTCAAAAAAATAGCTGAAGATAATGGTTGGGTAGTATTAAACCCAGACCAATATGCTAGAAACCCAGACCCAGAACAGAGACTATCATTAGCAGCTGCAGCTTCAAAAATAAATAAAGAAGTAGATAGTTTAGCTAAAAGTAAAGATAAACCAAATATTATATGGGATACAACAGCTAACAATCCATCTAAGGTAAAAGAATTGCAAGATGCTGGGTATGATGTTCTGATGATTATGGTATATGCTCACCCAAGTGTAGCATTTGAACAGAATTTCGCTAGAGCAAGTAAGGAAGGTGAAGACAGTTTACCACCATATGTTATATTAAAAACTTGGGCTAGTTCATATAATGACCCCCACATAGAAAATTACCAAAAAATGTTTGGTGATAATTTTATTATAATAGACAACACATCAAAACCAGGAACTGATAATGCTAAAATAGATAAATTTAATAAAGCAGCATTACAAGGAGGAAAATCTTTAGAAAAACATATAGGAGACATAATAAAATCAAACCCAAAATATTATTCATCAACACAAATGGTTTCTAAACCAGCTAATTTATCTAAAGACCAACAGGCTGATTTTAATTCTAAAGTTCAAGAATTAGGATTAAAACTTGAAGAAGATGATAAGGAAGCGATGGAAAAACTATACCAAAAATATTTTGAAAAAAATAATGAGGTAATGCCACTAAAAAAAGTAGGTAGAAAAAATGGTATGGAAGAAGTTTATAAATCTTATATGTCTAAAAAAGTAAAAAAAGATGCTGAAAAAGATAGGGTTTATAGTGATATTTCATCTACTATTAAAAATGTAGGTAAATCATTTTTATCAATAGATGATGCTACAACAAAAGCAATAAAACATATAGGTTCAAAAAAAATTAATGAATTAACTCAATTTTTAGTAGATGGAATCTTAAATGAATCTGTAGAACAAATTACAGCTTTATTTGGGGGAGGATTTAAGCCTCCTACTAAAGGACATTTAGATGTAGTTTTAAATGGTTTAAAACAAAACCCTGAAATAACAGTTGAAGTAGCTACAACAGGTGGTATAAGTGGAACTGAAGCAAGAAAATTGTTCAAAACTGATTTAGAAGGTTTTAAAAATATGTTACCTGAAAAGTTAACTGTAGGTGATGTTAAAAGGATAATTGATATCTTAAACAATAAATCAATGGATTCTACCGCGAATCCAACGTTTAATAGGACAGAGCCACTAACTCCAAAAAAAGAAAATATAGACACTAAATCTCAAGCTAAACATAAAGGCAAATCTGCACCATTTGGTTCAGCATATGAACCACTAAACGAAAATGCTACATATTCTAACCATATTGATTATAAGCAGCAAATAAAAGATTTAACTAAACATATGTTAGATAAGGGTA